GAACAGAAATATTTCCAGCAAAAGGTCCAGTTGATGTTCGTATAGTTGGAGATATAGATCAAGAAACTCAGAATCAATCAGTAAGAGTTAAAGATTATTTGAATTACTTGCTAACAGAAAAAATGACTGAGTATAGGACTGAAACAGAGAAACTATTATTTAATTTACCTTTAGCTGGTTCTGCATTTAGAAAGATTTATTATGATCCAACATTAAATAGACCAGCTAGTATGTTTGTACCGGCTGAAGATTTTGTTGTTAGTTATGGTGCATCAGACTTAACAACTTGTGATCGTGCTACACATATTATGAAAAAAAGCACAAATGATATTAAAAAATTACAAGTTATAGGTTTTTATAAAGATGTAAATTTACAAGAGCCTTCAGAAGATTTAACTAATATTGAATCTAAATACAGCGAACTTACTGGCGAAAAACAATCTTATGAAAATGATAATCGTCATACTATATTAGAAATGATGGTTGATTTAGATTTAGAAGGTTTTGAAGATAGGCAAGGTGGTCAAGTAACAGGTATAGCATTACCTTATGTTGTTACTTTAGATTATCAATCAAGTAAGATATTAGCCATCAGAAGAAACTTTATTGAGAGTGATCCTCTAAAAAAACGCAGACAACACTTTGTTCATTATCAGTATCTTCCCGGTATGGGATTTTATGGTTTTGGATTAATACATTTGATTGGCGGTATAGCTAAATCAGCTACAAGTTTATTAAGACAACTTGTAGATGCAGGAACATTATCTAATCTTCCGGGTGGCTTAAAATCAAGAGGTCTTAGAATAAAAGGCGATGATACTCCTATAATGCCCGGTGAGTTTAGAGATGTAGATGTGCCGGGTGGGGCTATTAAAGATAATATTACTTTCCTACCATATAAAGAACCATCTACTACATTATATTCTCTTCTGCAAAATATCGTAGAAGAAGGTAGAAGATTTGCTTCGTTAGCTGATATGAAAGTATCAGACATGAACAACCAAGCACCAGTCGGCACCACTTTAGCTTTGTTAGAAAGATCACTAAAGGTAGTAGGTTCAGTACAAAGTCGTATTCATAATTCAATGAAACAAGAATTAAGGATACTATCTAAAATAATTTTTGATTTTGGACCAACTGAATATCCTTATGAGATTAAAGGCAAAGAATTAATTAAAGAAGATTTCGATGGAAGAATAGATGTAATTCCTGTTTCTGATCCTAATGCTTCAACTAAAGCACAAAAGATCATGCAGTATCAGGCAGCGTTACAGCTTTCTCAACAAGCACCTCAGATGTATAACATGGAAGAGTTACATAGGCAGATGCTAGATGTATTAGGTATAAAAGATGCGGATAAAATAGTTCCTCTTGAAACTGAGATAGAACCAACTGATCCAGTTTCTGAAAATATGAATATGTTGAATAGAAAGCCTGTAAAAGCTTTTATGTATCAAGATCATGAGGCACATATTAAAGTCCATTTGTCTGCTATGAATGATCCTAAGATGCGAGAGCTTGTTGGTCAAAGCCCTAATGCTAATGCTATATTAGCTGCTTTTACAGAACATATTACAGAACATATTGCTTTTCAATATCGTAAAGAAATTGAAAAACAACTTGGTGCACCATTACCACCACCTGAAGAACCACTACCTGAGGACATTGAATTGCGTCTATCAGAACTAGTGGCACAAGCTTCAGAAAGAGTATTAGCAGATAGTCAAGCAGAGGAAAGACAAAAAGAAATACAAGAAAGACTTGAAGACCCTGTAATTCAACAACGAGATAGAGAATTGAATATTAGAGAAGCAGAAGTACAAAGAAAAATGAAGGCTGATGCTGAAAGAATAGCAGTAGATTTAGCGAGATCACAAGCAAGTACAGAGGTAGAAAAAGAAAGAATAGCCTCTCAAGAAAGAATTGCTGGTGCTAATATAGGGTTAAAAGCGGCTACAGAAAATAAAAAAATATCTAGCAAAGAACAAATAGAAAGTGCTAAGATAGGAAAAAATATAGCAGATGAACTACTTGATGAATAGTGGCTGATACAACTGAAAATATAATTAACGCTATTAGAAAGCAAATCAGAGATCACATGAATGAACACGCTGATCATTTATCAGGTGGGGCTTGTAAAGATTTTGAAGAGTACAGATATTTAACAGGTGTAATATCTGGACTTGCATTAGTAGAAAGAGATATACTTGATCTACTGGAAAGAGTTGATCGTTAAGATTAACGCAAGGACCTAGACCTTAATCTAGTGCAAAGGAGAAAATATGAATAAACCTGCAAAAAATATTCAACAAGAAACTGTTGAAGCAAAAGACAAAGCGAAACAATTACCTATACCTAAAGGTTACAAAATTCTAATCGCATTACCTGACATAGAGGAAACTACTAAGGGTGGAATTATAAAAGCCTCAGAAACTAGAAGAGTTGAAGAGGTTGGTTCTATCGTGGGTTTTGTTTTATCTATGGGTGATGATTGTTATAAAGATAAGAACAGATTTCCAAATGGTCCTTATTGTAAAGAGGGCGATTGGATTATTATGCGTTCTTATTCAGGCACTAGATTTTTAGTGCATGGAAAAGAATTTCGTTTAATCAATGACGATAGTGTAGAAGCTGTTGTTGAAAACCCTATGGGTATAGTAAAGGTAATTTAAAATGTCAGAAAATAATACCGCAAATCAAGAAGTTGAAAAGGTTGAAGAACCTATTGTAACTTCTCAAGAAGATAAATTCTTTGGTGTAAAACATTCTATACAGAGTGAAAAAGAAGCTGAAGAAGCAAGTGAGTCTGAATTTGAGGTCGAGATCATAGATGATAGACCCATCGAAGATCGTAAACCACCTAAAGCTAAAACTTCGAATACTGAAGATGTAGAGCAAGAAATAGATGGTATAACCGATAAAGTTCAGAAAAGAATAGATAAACTTAAGTATGAGTTTCATGAAGAGCGTAGAGCAAAAGAAGCAGCAGAGCGTTTGCGTGAAGAAGCTGTTAATTATGCTCAAGGTATTCAACATGAAAATAAAAGACTTTCAGCTTTAATTAATAAAGGTGAAGAAGCTCTTTTAGGTCAAATATCTGCAAAGTCAAGTGCTGAGGTTGCTAAAGCAGAGCAAGAGTTTAAAGAAGCTTACGAAGCTGGTGATACTGAAAAAATGGTATTGGCTAATAAAAAATTAGCATCAGCACAAGTTGATTTAAAGTCCGCAGATGAACGACTTAAGTATTATCAGCAACAACAAGATATACAACAAAATAATGTTGAACAGCCAACTCAGGCATATCAGAATCCTACTCAAATACCTTTGAGTGATTTAGATAAAAAATGGTTGGAAGAAAACTCATGGTGGTCAGACCCTAAATACACGGAGTTAAGGGGTTTTGCTTTAGGTATAAATGAAAAAGTTATTCGTGAAGGATATCAAAGAGCAACTAAACCTTACTATGATGAAATAGATAAACGATTAAAAGATAAACTTGGAAAAGTTTATCCGGAAATTTTTGAGAGTAAAGAAGATGATGTAGCTACTGAAACTGAATCTATTCAGTCAGAAGTAGAAACTGCGATCTCAAAAACCCCATCGAATGTTGTAGCACCTGCAACTAGAAACAATGGTGCTATGCCACGCAAAGTGCAGTTAACATCGTCCCAAGTATCCCTCGCTAGGAGACTGGGATTAACACCGGAACAATTAGCCATGCAAATCGCTAAGGAGAGTAAAAATGGCAGATAATGAAAACATAACTGAAGAAGTTAGTAGAGCAGCAAGAGAAACTGAATCCCGTGAGGCTTCAGCTAGAACCCCAACTTGGGAACCACAATCAAAACTACCTACACCTAAACCACAAGATGGTTGGGTATTTAGGTGGGTCGCTACTAGTATTTTAGGTCAAGCTAATAATACTAATGTGAGTGCTAAATTTAGAGAAGGCTGGGAACCTGTGAAAGCAGAAGATCACCCTGAATTAAAGTTAGTTACTGATGTAAATTCTGAGTGGGCTAGTAAAGGCAATTTAGAAGTAGGAGGACTTTTACTCTGTAAAGCACCAAAAGAGCTTATGGAACAAAGAGATGCTTACTACAGAAGAATGGCTAAAGACCAAATGGATTCTGTTGACAACACTTATTTAAGTGAAAATGATCCTCGTATGCCCATGTCTAAACCTGAGCGTACTACTAGGGTCAAGTTCGGTGGTCCTAAGTAAATAAACTTGGGGCTGTTGTTTTAACTTTAATGGAGTAATTTATGGCTAGTTCAGCTACCCCAATGGGTGCAGAGCCAGTTGGTTGTCTTAGTTCTAATGGTTCTTTTACAGGAAAAGTTAGACATTATAAGATAGCTTCAGGCTATGGCACCGCTATATTCTACGGAGATTTTGTTAAATTAGTTAGTTCAGGTACTGTTGAAAAAGATACTGGAACTACATCATTAACTCCTGTAGGAATATTTGTTGGAGTTTCATATACTGATCCTACAACAAATCAAAAAACATTCTCACAAACATATCCAGCATCTACAAGTGCTAGTGATATTAGTGCGTATGTTGTGGACGACCCTTTTGTGGAACTTAAGATGCAGAGTGATCAAAGTATTGCACAAACAGGGTTAGGTAATAATGCTGCTGTTGTTCAAACAGCAGGTAGTACGAGTATAGGTCGTAGTAAAAATGCTGTTGATGGAAGCACTATTGCTACTACAAATACTTTGCCAGTAAAAATTATTGAGTTCGTAGATGGACCTGATAGTTCTGTTGGCGACTCATTCACCGATGTAATCGTTATTTTTAACGCAGGACATCAATTAACCAACACCACAGGTGTTTAATCTTTAGGAGAAAATAAATGGCTATTTCAAGAGCACAAATGTTAAAAGAACTCCTACCCGGACTAAATGCTTTATTTGGTTTGGAGTATGAGAAGTACGAAGACGAGCATACCATGATCTATGAAACTGAAAATTCAGATCGTTCATTCGAAGAAGAAGTTCAGTTAAGTGGGTTTGGTCAAGCGGTTGTAAAAGATGAAGGTTCAGCAATCACATTTGATTCTGCACAAGAAAGTTTTACATCAAGGTATAACCATGAAACTATTGCATTAGGCTTTGCAATCACAGAAGAAGCGATAGAGGATAATCTTTATGATTCTTTATCTGCTAGATATACAAAAGCTTTAGCAAGAGCCATGGCATATACAAAACAAGTAAAAGCTGCGTTTCCATTAAATAATGGATTTACTAACAGTTTCCAATCAGGAGATGGAGTAAATTTATTTACAGCTGATGGAGATGGAGTTACTGGTGGTGATGGACACCCACTTGTTGATGGTAGTAAAAACTCTAATAGACCTAGCACAGCAGCAGACCTTAATGAGACTTCTTTAGAAAATGCGATTATAGAAATCGCTGCTTATAAAGATCAAAGAGGTTTGAAAATTGCAGCTAGACCTAAAAGACTAATTGTACCTTCTGCTTTGCAGTTTACAGCAACTAGACTTTTAGAATCGCAATTTAGAGTTGGTACTTCAGATAATGATATTAACGCTATCGTAACTAATGGTGCTATACCTGAAGGTTACATGGTAAATCATTATTTAACCGACACTAATGCTTTCTTCATAATCACCGATGTTCCTAATGGAATGAAACATTTCAATAGAACAGGCATGGAAACATCTATGGACGGAGATTTTGATACCGGTAATGTGAGATATAAAGCTAGAGAAAGATACTCATTTGGTGTATCTGATCCTCTAGGTATTTACGGATCACCCGGTTCAAGCTAAACTTATAGGGGAGTTAATACTCCCCTTTTTTCGTATCTAGGGATTTTTTTATCTAGCGACTGACCTAGCAGACTAACCAAGACGCTAGAATTTTATAGGTATATATTATGGGAAATTCAACTTTTAATGGACCGGTGAGGTCTGAGAATGGCTTTACAGTCATTTCAAAAAATTCAACAACAGGTGCTATCACTACTGAATTTACTTTAGATGGTGATGGTATGAAGGTTACACCTGTAGTTTTAACTGATGCAGATACAACACTAACAGCAACAGCAAATGGTGGTCGTGTCAATGTAGTTCCAGCTATTACAGCAGATAGAACTCTTACTTTACCAAGCCCTGCTGCTGGTGTTTATTTTAAATTTATTTATGGCGGTGCAGCAGAAGAAACAGAAAACCTTATTATTACTACAGGTTCAGATACTAATTTCTTCTTGGGTGGAATAATTCATTTAGATTCTAATGCAGACAATGTATCTGTTTATGCTGATGGCAACTCAAACTCCATTCTTACTTTAACTGACTTTGGTTTATTTGAAATCAATATCTTAGGTAAAGATTCAACGAACTGGTATATTTGGGGTAATCAAGAAGGTGCAGATGTCCCAGCATTTACTGACCAACCTTAACAGGAGTAAATTATGGCTGATGCAGTTACATCTACAACAATTTTAGATAGTGATAAAGATTTTATAGTTCAGCTTACAAATGTTAGTGATGGCTCAGGTGAAAGTGCTGTTACTAAAATTGATGTAAGTGGTTTAAATTCAAACACATTAAATGGCAAATCTTGTTCCGGAGTAAAACTTTTGAAAGTTTATTATTCAATTTTAGGCTTTGATAAAATAGGTTTATTTTGGAACGCATCAAGCGATACTTTGTGTATGGAATTAAATCCAAGTGCTGATGGAGTTTTGGATTTTTCACCTTTTGGTGGATTACAAAATACATCAGGATCAGGAAAAAACGGAGATATAAATTTAACCACGACTGGACACAGTTCGGGTGATACTTATATGATCGTTTTACATTGTATTAAATCATTTGACTAGGGTGAATTATGTCTTATAAAAAAGAAGAAAACGGCAAGTTTGTTAATGGCGACCCCGCTTTTCTTATATGGGAAGGAGAAAAACTTATAGCTGGACCTATTAGAGAGCAAGAAGCTAATTCTATGTTAAAAGAATTAAAATCTGCATCTAGTAAAACAGTTAAAAAAAGTTCTCCTAAAAAATCAACAAATAAAACTACAACAAAAAAGGTGAAAAAAAATGGCAAAAAAAAGTAAATATGGTTCAAAAATGAGAGGCGGAAGAAATACTAAGATGAAATCTAAAGGTTCATCTAAAATGAAAATGCCTCAAACTTTTAATGATGTAATCAGGAGAAAAATAGGCGGTAGAGTTTAATAGTGAGCCGAGCCTCTAAAGACTCAAGATTAAAAAGGGCAGGTGTATCGGGGTACAATAAACCAAAGCGTACCCCTAATCACCCTACTAAATCCCACATTGTTGTCGCAAAAGAAGGCAATAAAATAAAAACTATTAGATTTGGACAGCAAGGTAAAAAAGTTGGCACATTATCAGGTACTGCTGGTAAACCTAAAAAAGGAGAATCTAAGCGTATGAAAGCAAAAAGAAAATCTTTTAAAGCAAGACACGCTAAGAATATTAAGCGTGGCAAAATGTCAGCAGCTTATTGGGCAGATAAAGTAAAATGGTAATGTCTAGATCAGCTTTCAAACAAAGCACATTAAAAGCACCAGCATCTAAAAAGAATAAAGTTCCACATAGAACAAATGAGAAGCAAAAAAGACCCAAAAGTAGGAACCGGTAAAAAACCAAAAGGCTCAGGTCGTAGGTTATATACTGATGAAAATCCTAAAGATACTGTTAGTATAAAGTTTGCTACACCAACAGATGCTAGAAAAACTGTAGCTAAAGTAAAAAAGATTAAAAAGCCTTTTGCTAGAAAAATACAAATACTAACAGTATTAGAGCAAAGAGCAAAAGTTGCAGGTAAAAATCAACAAGCAAGAATAGCTAAAGCAGGTAAAGAAGCTATTAGGAGAAAACATGGCAAGTAGCGGTACAACAGCGTTTAACTTAGATTTATCAGATATTATTGAAGAAGCGTATGAGCTTTGTGGTATAGAATTAAGATCAGGTTATGACTATAGGACTGCAAGAAGAGCATTAGATTTATTATTTCTTGAATGGCAAAATAAAGGATTAAATTTATTTAGTGTTGAAACAGGCACACAAACTTTAACTGAGGGAACATCTACCTATAGTTTAGGCAGTAATGTTTTAGAAATTATTGAAGCATTTATTAGAACAGACTCAGGTGATACTTCAAAACAGTTTGACCAAAATTTAAGAAGAATATCTGTTAGTGAATTTTCACATATAGCTAATAAATTAACCAAAGGTAAACCAAGTTTATTTTTTTTAGATAAAGGTGTAGAGAATCCTACAATAAATCTTTGGGCAACTCCCGATGGTTCTGCAACATATACTTTAGTGTATTTTTTTATTAAGAAGATAGAAGATACAGGTAAACCTGCAACTAACAACGCAGGTGTACCTACAAGGTATTTACCTTGCATGACCGCAGGACTAGCTTACAACTTGGCTTTAAAGAAAGAAGAAGCTAATGCAAGGATACCTATTTTAAAACAAAGGTACTTAGAATTATGGAATGAGGTTAGTGATGCAGATAGAGAAAGAGCATCTGTGAGGTTTGTTCCATATAGTTTTTATAATTAATATGGCATACGCACAAGGAAAAAAAGCATTAGGTATTTGTGATAGATGTGGTTTTACTTATAAGTTAAGAGAACTTAGATATGAAGTAGAAAATAAAACTAGAAATGGATTAAAGGTTTGTTATGAATGTTTTGATCCTGATCACCCACAATTTGATGTTAATAATATAACTACCATTGATCCACAAGCTTTATATGATCCAAGAGTAGATACAGGGGAACAAGCATCAAGAGAGATATTTGGTTTTAATCCTGTAACTGGAACAGGAATTATAATGCGAGGTAGCATAGGTAAAGTAAAAATAACCATAGGTTAAAATGACATATTCAGAATTAAAAAGTTTAATACAAAATTATGTGCAAAATACAGAAACAACTTTCGTTTCTGATTTGCCTAATTTAATAAAACAAGCAGAAGAAAGAATATTAAAAACTGTAAATCTTCCTGTGTTTAGAAAAAATGTTAGTGGTACATTAACATCGGGAAATCAGTATCTTGCGACCCCATCTGATTTTTTAGATAACTTTTCTTTATCTTTTACTAGTTCAAGTGAACAAACTTTTTTACTTTTTAAAGATGTTAATTTTATCAGAGAGGCATATCCAAACGCATCAACCACAGGTATTCCAAAGCATTATGCTTTATTTGACGACACAACTTTTATAGTGGGTCCAACACCAAATGATAATTTTGTAGTAGAGCTTCATTATTTTTACAGACCAGCATCTATAACAGCAGGTGCTGATAGTGGTACAACTTGGTTAGCAACAAATGCTATAAATGCTTTATTATATGGTTCTTTATTAGAGGCTTATGTTTATATGAAAGGTGAGCCTGATATTATGCAACAATATGAAAGAAGATATTTTGAAGCCTTGAGCAAACTTAAAAACTTAGCTGAGGGTGATAATACTGTTGATATTTACAGAGATGATGCAGTAAGAATGGAAAGAATGTAATGTTTAATGTTGATGTAAAATCAAGCATAGGTGATATAACAGTTAGCACTACTCAAAATAAAGGTCATAGTCCTGAATACTGGACAGAACGCATAGTAGAAAGACTTATAAGTATTAGTGATAATGCTAACCCTATGGTAAAAGCACAAGCAGATGCTTTTAAAAATTCTATAGAAAAATTAATTTTATTTTACATAAAACAAGCTGTAGCTAGTGATAGAGCTACTGTGGCAGGTTTATTAGAAAAACAAGGTCATAAAGATATGGCTGATATTATAAGGAGGCTGTAATGGCAATTTCACAAGCGATGTGTACATCATTTAAAAAAGAACTTTTAGAGGGAGTACATAACTTTAAAAACTCAGGTGGTAGTACATTTAACTTAGCACTTTATACAAGTAGTGCTTCTTTAGGTGCATCTACAACTGCATACACAACTTCAAATGAAGCATCTGGTACTAACTATACTGCTAAAGGTGCATCACTAACTAGAGTTGACCCTACTACAAGTAGCACAACTGCGTTTACTGATTTTGCAGATTTAACATTTTCTAATGCAACAGTTACTGCAAATGGTGCTTTAATATTTAATGATAGTGCGTCAGGAGACCCAGCAGTATGTGTATTAGCTTTTGGTGGTGATAAGACATCAACAGCAGGAGATTTTACAATTCAGTTTCCAACAGCAGACGCATCAAACGCAATTATAAGAATAGCTTAATATGTCAACAATTACAGGTTGGGGTCGTTCTACATGGGGAGATGGTGCATGGGGAGAATCCGTACCTGTAGTTGTTAGTGGAGTTGCAGGAACAAGTGCATTAGGTTCTATATCTGTTGTTGCAGAAGCTAATGTAAGTATAACTGGAAATGCAGGTACATCAGCACTTGGTAGTGAATCACTAAGCACTAATAATAATTTAGCACAAACAGGATTATCTAGTACAGGTGCAGTAGGCACACCAGCAGTACAAGCTGCTGCTGTTGTAGGAGTTTCCGCAGTAGCATCTACAGGAACATTAGGTGATGAAAACTTAATAACAAATAATAATTTAAGTGTTACAGGTTTTGCTGGGACTACAGGACTAGGCAATATATCAGTTATAGCAAAAGCAAATGTAGATGTAGTAGGCAATCAAGGCACAACAGGTTTAACAGGAGTAAATATTTGGGGATTAATTGATGATTCACAAACACCGAATTACTCTATAATTAGTACAACACAAAATCCAAATTGGAAGGAAGTAGCATAATATGGCAACTTATGTAAATAATTTAAGATTAAAAGAAATAGCAACTGGTGATGAATCAGGCACTTGGGGCACATCTACTAATACAAATTTAGAATTAATTGGAGAAGCTTTAGGAATTGGTACTGAGGCTATAACAACTAATGCAGATACACATACTACAACTGTAGCAGATGGATCAACAGATGAAGGTAGAGCGATGCACCTTAAATACACAGGTACATTAGATTCTGCTTGTACAATCACTATTGCACCTAATACTATGAAAAGAGTACAAATCATAGAAAATGGCACTAGTGGATCACAAAATATAATTATATCGCAAGGATCAGGGGCTAGTATAACTATACCTCCGGGAGATACAAAAGTTATATATTTAGATGGTGCAGGATCGGGTGCAGCAGTAGTAGATGTTTTTGCTAGTCTCAGCGTTGTAGATTTAAAAGTTCAAGATGATCTTACAGTTACAGATGATCTTATTGTTAATGGTGATATAGATTTAGAAGGCTCTATTGATGTTAATGGTACATCTAATTTAGATGTAGTTGATATTGATGGGGCAGTAGATATGGCTTCTACTTTGAATGTAGCTGGTGTTGTTGATATTACAGATACTACAGATTCTAGTGATGCAACAGGAGATACTGGTGCTTTGCGTACAGAGGGCGGTGCAAGTATAGCTAAAAAACTTTTTGTAGGTACTGATCTTGATGTGGACGGAACAGCTAATCTTGATGTTGTAGACATAGATGGTGCAGTAGATATGGCATCTACACTTACAGTTGCAGGTGTTGTTGACATAACTGATACCACAGACTCAAGTGATGCTACTGGTGATACAGGTGCTTTAAGAACTGAAGGTGGTGCAAGTATTGCAAAAAAATTATTTGTTGGCACAGATTTAGATGTTGATGGTACTGCTAATTTAGATGTAACAGATATTGATAGCACTCTAAATGTTGCAGGTGTAGTAACCGCTCAAACATCTGCAAATTTATCTCAAGTTGCTTTAACTGATGGTACTGTATCATGGGACGCAGCAGCAGCAGCTAATGCTTTTTTATTACTAGAAGAAAACTCTACAATTTCTGCACCAAGTAATGCAGTTGAGGGTGCAATAATTAGTATTGAGGTAGCTCAACACGCATCAAGTGGACCATACACTTTAGCATGGAACGCAATCTTTGAATTTGCAGGAGATGTAACTCCAACGCAAACTGCTACAGATGCTAAAACAGATATCTATGCCTTTAGATACAATGGTAATAAATGGCAGAATATAGGTATTACACAAAACTTAACACAAAGCTAATATGGT